AAGGAGTTAAAACGTGTGTACGTCATTTTGGATAAGAACCTCAAACGGGTCGCCACCTTAGATACGGCGACTGATACTAATATCTTCTGGGGTGAGACTATTCAGCAACAGCTTGCCGATGATAATTCTTCAAACGACAGCATTGCCGAAGCCAGTCTAGCTAATACTTCTGACCCCAACGCTAACAGCAAGTCATGGAACGATACTTTCACCGGTCTCACCATGGTGGCAGATAGTCCAGCGGCTCAATACCTGAAAGTAGGCAATCACTTAGCGGCTTACGACCAAGCGAATGACCGCTGGCGAGTTTACCGAATATATACCGTTGATGAGACGATGGATACAACTTCCGGTACTAACCTTGTCTCAGCCGATGCCATTAACCTCTTAATCTGGCGATTAGGTAAGACAATTCCGACGAAAAAAGAGATTAAAGAGTGCGCTTTACCGGCCGCTATGAACTGGATAATTGCTGGCACTGGGATAACACTGGTGGATAATGCAACCTCTGGACTACTTTCAGATTTTTCCATCGATGGGAAATCATCTTCTCAAACTTTGCTTCAAACAATCCTGACTACTTACGATTGTGAGGCTGATGGGTATGTGAAATTAGATAGTTCTGGAATTGTGGTTGATACTATTTTGAAATTATCCGACCAACGGGGACAGAATACTGGTCGAAGAATCACTTACGGTGACAACATGCTTAGTATTAAGCGGGAAACGGTCGATACAACTCTGATTACCAAGCTGTACGTATATGGTTCCAGTGGAGCTTCAATCAGTACAGCCAAAGGTAATGGTGGTCGTAACTTTGTCACGGATGTCACCGCTAACTCCCTGTACAACAATGATGCCAACACTTGGTTAGAAGGTAGTATTACCAGTTCTACGGTCAGCGAACCAGATGCCTTACTATCGCTGGGATTGAAAACGTTACGACTATATAACCACCCTCGGGTCAATTATTCGGTTGATGTAACCAGCGATTTTGACGCACAACTAGGCGATACCATTAAGGTAATCGACCTGACTATGTCCCCAGTATTAACCCTTCAAGCCAGAGTTATTCAACGGACAACTAGTGAGAGTGACCCGACTCAAAATAAGGTAGTCATCGGGGAGTTCAGCACGGTTACAGTCGTTACTCCAAACTTCATTAAAAACATGGAACAGCGGTGGAATGACCATGTAGCTAAGCTATTTGAAGACGCCAAGAAGAACCAAAATGCTGCTAGTATCAGCCTAATTACCCCACTGGGTCAATCATGGACGAATACTGATACTTCTAAGCGAGTCATTGCCCGGTTGTTCATAGAAGGTGAGAATGTTACGTCCTTCTTATCAGCCGCGGCTTTCAATTGGGAGTACATTCAGCAAGACGGTACCCATAATTTGAATTGGGAGAGTCAGCATTCAAAAGATGGCTACGAAGTTACCATTGTTCCACCATTTGTCGGTAGCTTAGTGGTATCAATTGACGATGCATTCGTTAAAGATGAATCAGAAATGTGGATAGACACTGGTACTAACGCTGACGGTACCTTCAAGAAGTTGTGGGAGACTACAGATGGTAACCCTGATGAGTTCGGTAACAATCATGTTGGAGCGCTTCAATTCTCGTATGTCATGAGTAATGGTGAGGTACTTGCCAGCTATGCGTACAAGGGAACTCAGGATAAGTCCAACCAGTCCGATTGCCAATACCTACATTGGGACGCTAAGGGTGTACTAATTGATTCCATGATTGTACAAGGTGGTCAACATGGTGCTTCCTTTGGCTACGATGAAGCCAACAACCTCATTTACTCCCAGATTAAGGATTTTAGTGGGGGAAAGAATTGGTTAGCAACTTTTCCATACACCCCTCATGCCGTGATTAATAGCGGTTCCAGTACGGTAACAAAATGGTGTGAGATGGAAACATACGTCCGGCCTAACGTTGACCTTACCAATAGTCTCTGGATTGGTAGTCAGATGGATGGAACCGTAGAAGTATGTAATATTTCCGACTTGAAAGCTGGTAATTACTTCCCAATTATCCGATTCAAATTGCAGGACTTCGGTTGGAATCCGGTACCAAGTGGGGTCACCAACAATGGAACGTACAATACCATCCAAGCTAACTCAATTGCATATCCATACGCCTTCTTTACATCAGGGGACGTCAATAACAAGGATGACCGACTAGTCATGTGTATCAATCTCATTAACCAGTCAGTCATTTTTAATTACCAGATTGAACCTTCACAGGATATTCAGCTGACCGTACCGATTGAATATGGTGGTCACTTTGAACCAGAAGGGGTATACCCTGACTTAGCTCATGACCAGTTAATAATCGGCTTCAATGTCAGCGAGTATCGAGATGCGGCTCATAACGTCATGATTAGTCACTCTGGATTATGGTCGATCCCAATTGGTATCCGTGATGATAGCAAGGACTTAGCCATCACTTACCCAGCAGAAGATGAGGGAGAAAATTCAGAAGTAGAAGAACCAGTGGTAATCCCTGACGATACTGACGATTCAGATAGTGCCAGTGATGACGATTCTGATTTCAATATTGATGACGGTTCAACGTATCGGGAGGTGGTCGAAGGATGATTATTGCAACAGGTTCAGTCGATATTAACGAAGCAACCAAGCTTGCCCAAGACGCTTCAGATAGCGCTGATGACTTAGCCGATAAGATGAAGAATACAGTAGCCACCATGGATGGGAAAACAACAGTCTCAACCAGCACACCATTTGATGACGGTAAGGAGCACAATGAAGGTGATATGTGGACAGTTATTAACAATGATGTTGCCTCAGCCATGTATATCTATACCAGCGGTGAATGGAAGATCAAAAAGTGGGACCAGGAGGCGCTAAGTGTTAAGCAGTTATCGGCCTTAACAGCTGATTTAGGGCACGTTACCGCCGGAACGCTTGAGTCAGCAAAGATTATTGGCGGCACAATTACCGGGACCTCAATAAGTGATGATACGGGTACGGGTTACCAATATTGGCTAGACTACAATGGTTTTCACGTTAAAGATGCTGGTATTGGGGATACTTGGGTATTTGGTGGCCTAATTGACGTTGGAGGAACTAGAAGCAATCCCAACGTCTCTATATCTGCGGATGGTATTTACTCTTCATCGCGTAGAATTTCTACTCAAAGTTTAACGATGAGTGCGGGTTCTGTTTTTGGCACTGCCTCTGGAGATGTCTATTTTGAAATTGGCGGAGGAGATTCGGGGCAAGGTGGCGCTGCACTTCACGCTGCTAGTTTTAACAAAATGTCTCAGCTATCTGTTAAGAGAAACCTAGCAGATGTGTCTGGCGAGTATGCCCTGGCTCAAATATCAGGAACAGATATAAAACGCTACGACTACAAGGATTCGGATAATTCTCAGCAAACCAACATTGGCCCAGTCATTGATGATGTTAATTCGAATGGAAACAAAGCTTATAACATCTCTTCTGATTTGATTAACAAACAATCTGATGGAATATCTCTCGATAACGAAGTTGGACTATTAATGTCTGCCGTTAAAGAACTGACTAAGCGTAATTCAGAATTAACTATGAGAGTCGCTAAGCTAGAAAGGAAGATGCAAGAATGATTACAAGTCTTGATGTTAAGCAGAACGATAATGGAACAACACATGTAAAGTACACCGCTTCATTTACTGGAACTAGCCATATTTGCTATGGGGACTTTGACGCAACATCAGAAGAAGCTACAAGCGCATTTAAATCAATGACAAGCACTGATATGTGGGCTGGGTTTAAGCAATTGGTCTTAACACGATTAAAAACTGAAGCCACGAATGCCCTAGGAGGCGGTGCAAGTGAGTAAGGAACTGTACTTCACTGACGGTAACAATGAGGTTAAATACCTCGATACTACAGCCAGCTTTAAATTGGCGATTACCCAAGATGGCTCAGCATTCGACCTAACTAATGCTACGGCCATTGATGTAAAGGTTGCTAATGATACCGGTTATGTATTCGATAAGTCGATCGATATGGCTACTATCACGCAACCCTTGGCCGGATTAATTACCATGCCGGTTGATGCTGAGGTCATGAATGCCCTAATCCCCGATGATTACACAATTGAAGTTTGGGTGACCTTATCCAGCCTGATTACCCCCGGTAGCCAAGAAGGATTGACTGATACTTCTACTGATGGTGCAACCAGTGATACTACTACCTCATCAACTGATACGACTACTTACAACGCCATCTTCCCAAGTGATGACCCACAAGGCTTCACCATTACCGAAAATGTTATGAGTGATTCTGGGGACGTTATCCCGGTTATGAGTTTGGACGCTTTCCAACAGGAATTCGACCAGCTTAAGACTGACTTAACTAATCAAGTTTCCACATTGCAAGGACCAGCCGGTAAGGACGGGGAAAACGGTAAGGATGGCGCAACTGGACCGCAGGGGCCACAAGGTATTCAAGGCCCCAAAGGCGATACCGGTCAAGGACTGGATATTAAAGGTAAAGTTGACACTACTTCCCAGCTTCCAGCAACAGCTAGTGAGGGCGATGGTTACTTAGTTGCTGAAGAGTTGTATATCTGGACGAACAACGCGTGGAAGGATTGTGGTCAGATTCAGGGACCAGCAGGGAAAGATGGTGCAACTGGTCCTCAAGGCCCACAGGGGCCACAAGGTGATACTGGATTGACTGGTGAACAAGGACCACAAGGTATTCAAGGACCACAAGGTATTCAAGGACCGAAAGGTGACACTGGAGCCATGGGTGCGACTGGTCCAGCAGGGAAAGATGGAACTCAAGTAGATTTAAACGAATATGCTAAAACTACTGATATGCAAACCGCTATCAACACGGCCATCGCTAATTTGATTGATTCTACAAAAGATGATACTGGCTGGCAACCGCTAGTCTCTAATAACAATGCCTCAGCAACTTTCGACAGCGGGTCTTATTACAGGATAATTAATAATGTCTTGTACTTGCACGGGTCCATTACAGTTAACGGTACTACCGATTATCATTTTTATCTTTGGAGTATTCCAACAGGATATACCATCAGTAGCAAGGCTGGAAGTACAATAATTTATCCTGAAAGCACTTCTTACAACAACTATGTTCAATTAGATAGCAGTGGTCTAATGGTTTATGAACAAACAATCGGGAAATCAACACAATTTAATTTTACAGTTCCTATAGATAAGATGTAAAAAGAATAATTCTACTAAATGAAAAAATTCAAAAAAAAAATACTAAGACAAAAGTTGGTGTATACTACTTATCAGACGATAGGAGGAATCGTATATGGTTAAAAAAAGGAATTTCAAGACATATAAGAGTAACCGTAGATGGCTAATTGCTGCTGTAGTGACAGCCACAATAGCTATAGGGGGAGTTAATGGAATTACATTAGGTATTCCAGAATCAATAGCGGTGGCTCATGCTGATGAAAACGTGGACTCGTGGATGCCAGACGCTAATTTACAACAGAACGTTGCCCAGGAACTCAGAAGTGAAAAAATTATCACAGGTAATGATTTTTCACAAGCAGATTTAGGGAGAATGACAAATTTACAGATTGATACTCACAAACCAAATAATCTTGAGGGATTGCAATATGCTACAAGTTTAAAAAGCTTGGTAATTAGTAATGATGGTACAAATAGTGGAATTTTAAGTTTGACTCCTCTAGAGAAATTAATCAATCTGCAAAAGCTAGAATTAGATAATAATCGAATTTCCGACTTGTCACCCTTAAAAGATTTGACAGATTTAACTGAACTACACTTGAATTCTAATAACATCAGTGATATTCAGCCATTGTCTGGATTAACAAAACTAACACATCTTGAACTGGGGAATAATAAACTTAGTGATAGCGATACAACAGCACTGAAATCATTAGTTAATTTAAACTATCTAAAAATTTCTGGGAACAGTTCATTAACAAATTTAAATAATTTGAGTGCTTTAAAAAACCTAGTTGAATTGCAGGCATCAGATCTACCAAATCTAACAGATATTAATGGGATTAGAAATTCATCTAACATTATTACAATTGTAATGTCACGTGATGACATTAGTGATATTTCGGCATTTAAGGGATTTACAGGGTTGAAGAGTGTTACTTTAGATAGCAATCATATTTCTGATTTATCACCGCTAGATGGGTCATTTAAGGGGGGGATCTCTTCCACAGAATACTTATCAGCCCACGCTCAAACAGTGCCTTTAAGCTCTGTTCCAATTGACTATGGTGGGCAAAAGATAAGTATTTCAAATGGTACTTGGTCTGTAAATAATGATTCTTATACCTATAGATTCGATGGTAATGCCAATTTGCCTGATCCGATAAACAAGCAAAGTATTAGTGCCAGTGATTATACAACTTATGTTGGGGCACCGAATCCAACAGTCGCAGATTTCAGGGCATCTGCTACCGATAAAGATGGTAATAAATTGGCAGTAACAATCGATTTAGCTAATACCGATTTGACTAGAGCTGGAGTTTATGATGTAACTATTAAGTCGGCAGATGGACAAAGTAAGATTGTTAAATTGATAGTAAAAGATAATACTCCAGCTCCACAACCTGTACAAACTGGTACAGTTACTACTCGTTATTTAGACCAGCGGGGAAATAAGATTGCAGCTGATAACATTCAAAAGGGCGATGTAGGCAGTAGCTACTCTACAACGCAGAAAAACATTAGCGGTTATACCTTCTCAAAGGTAAATGGAAATTCGACTGGAACTTATACTAATGGGAATACAGATGTGACATATATCTATAATAAGAATGTTACTCCTACCCCTGTTAAAAAGGGACAAGCTGTCTATGCCATAAAGAAGATTGGTTTGTACAGTAATAAAAATTTCTCTAAGAATGATCGAAAAGTTTGGTATAACAAGTTAAAGAGAACAGAACGACCAATGTTTGTTGTTACAGGATATTCTTATTCTAAGAATGGTAATCTGAGATATAAAGTTCGCGATGTCAATCATGGAAAGAAGACTGACAAGCTGAGTGGTTATATCACAGCTAATAAAAAATATGTTTTACCGGCTTATTATTCATCCCTTCCAAAGTTTAAGAAAGTTACTGTGATCAATCCTAAGGGCATCAATGCTTACAAGTCAGTAAACCTAATTGGGAAGAGTGTCCACTACAAAAAAGGCAAGACTCTAAAAGTAGTTAAGTTTAAAAAGCACAATTTAACTACTAGATATGTTTTAAGCAATGGCTACTATATTACAGCTAATAAAAAATTAATTATCTCTGTTAAGTAACAATAAAAAAATAGACATTAAAGCATCTCGTCAAAGACGGGGTGCTTTTAATTTGCTCAAAATTAGGAGGAATATTATGTTCAAAGAAATTACAGATGTATTCAATTGGCTCAATAATGCGGGTGTATTCGCCTTCTTACTAGTGTTAATTCCCGCCGTGTACAAGTTGGTAAAGCCACTCTTAACTCATAAGGTTCAGACGGAAAAGAACGTTCATGTTAAGCAAGGTTTAGAAGTGGGATTAAACTTGGCGAATACAATTGTTCCAGAAATGGCAGTAATGGCTGGCTTATCCCTGTCTGATCGTAAGAAAGAAGCCATGCGTTTTGTTAACGCTCAATTGACAGCCAATGGCTTTGACTTAGATGTTCAAACTATTTCAGGATTGGTTGAGAAGGCTTACCAAGCATACAAGGTGGCTGGTGGGGATAATCATGCTCCAATCTCTGTACCAGCACCAACGGAGGTCATTACCCCAGAAGAAGGGACTGATAGCAATGACTAAGAAAATTGTTGACCTGTCTTCTTATCAAGCCGATTCCCTGGCTTACATGAAGAAACTCAAAAAGTGGGGTGCTGATGGTATTATGGTCAAGTTGACAGAAGGCACTGGTTATCTCAGTCCCAAGGCTGGCAACCAGATTACCAATGGCTTCAAAGTATTCAATACCGTTGGGGTTTACCACTTCTTCCATGGGCGGGGAACAGCAGAAGCACAATACTTTATATCATGGGTGAAGAAGATGGGCTTAGATAAGTCCACGGTACTTGCCATCGATGTTGAAGCTTCAGACTTACCCTATTCCACAACCAGTCAGGTTAACGTATTCCTTCGATACCTAATTAGTCACGGGTATAAGAATGTGATTACGTACGGATCAGGTAGCTGGTTCAATGCTGGCCGAATTAATCGTTTTCAATTGGTAGATAAGGCAATCTGGGTAGCAGCTTATGGTGTCAGTCAACCAGGGGTTAATGATGCCAACGCTTGGCAATATACCGACAACTTCCATGGGGTAGATTGCAGCTATGACTTCGATGGTAAGCTTTCAGGTAAGGTAACCAAGGGAACACCTAAGAAAGCCTCATACTGGGCTGAAAACGGCTTGTATGAAGTGATTACTAATGAGGTTAACGTGTATGGTAAATCTTCTTTGGACAAGGCTAATAAACGCCGTATTCATTTCTCAAAGGGAAGCGCCATTTATGGTAAAGCCGTCAAGTACGGCAAAGTGTACCGGATTAAAACGGACGTTGGTTACATCTCAGCTAACAAGGACTATGTAAAGTTGGTTAGAAAGTCGGGTGGTAAGTAATGACCTTTGATCGTTGGATCGAATTAATCACCTTGGCTTTGGCTGTAGTCGCGGGTATCTATGCAGCTTTGATGGTTGTCATGAAGCCTTTTACGGATCGGCTGCAAGACATTGCTCAAAGTATGAAGGATAGCAGCCAGCGAATTGAACGGCTGTTTGATTCGCAAAATACGCTGCGTGAAGATTTCATCACTAGCAGAAGCGAGCATAAAGTTATTAACGAACGCCTGGACAATGTTGAAGACGATGTACGTGAACTGAAAAGTAAATAGTGCTAGAATCAAATTAATCCTACAAAATTGGCACAACCCAAAAGAAGGCTATTCACCTCATTACGAAGTGGGTAGCCTTTTTTGAGTGAGTTAAGTGACAATATTGATTGATTGTTATATAATCATATACGTCTTAATTAGACACAAACATTCCCCCAAGCAAAGTTTTTATGCACTGATTTCAAAAGCCCTTCTGTTCCGCATAGTAGAGGGCTTTTTGTTTGCATATGAATATTCAAAAGTATGTAATTACCCGGCTAGGCTTTGGTGCACAAATGGTGCACATTGAATTTATGTGTGGTCTAATAACCCTTGTATCAAGGCTTTTGAGGATGACTTCGAATCCTGCTCGGGGCATAATAGTAATAAAAGAGGAACACTGCTAAATCAACGTTTAGCGGTGTTCTTTTTTATAATCAAAAAACGAAAAGCTTAGAAGTATTTGCCTTTTAGTACGGGACTTTCCGTTAGCTTAATAAAGCTATTACGGATGCTTTTAAATCTGCTTCGGTCAGCAAGTTAAGCAGAGAACTGCGTTTTTGATTCGTGGTATAGTGAAAGGTATCAGTGCAGTTAAGAAAGGGGCTATGAGTAGTGGCAACTCAGTTACCAGCAGAAATTAAAGTGCGTGGAGCACGGGTGAATAATTTAAAAAATATGGACGTCGACGTCCCACTCAATGAGTTCGTGGCGATTACCGGACGCAGCGGCTCTGGAAAATCATCATTGGCGATGGGCGTCTTATATGCGGAAGGAGCGCGCCGCTACCTTAACGCATTATCAACCTTCACCCGGCGGCGGATCAATCAAATGGGGAAGGCAGCTGTGGATTCAGTCGAATATTTACCATCAGCCTTAGCGTTACGGCAACGCCCACAAGTTCCAGGAGTTCGGTCCACAGTCGGCACGATGTCCGAAAGTTTAAATATTCTGCGACTCGTTTTTTCCCGGTTGGGATCGCCAGTTTGTCCTAACGGGCATCAAGTGCCACCAACCCTAGATGTCGCTGAGAATGATGGCTACGTAGTCTGTCCAACTTGTGGCGTTCGTTTCCGTGCACCAGGAGCAGAGGATTTTGCTTTTAATTCAGATGGGGCTTGTCCAACCTGTGGTGGTTTGGGAGAAGTTCGCCAGTTAGATGCCAGTTTGTTAATCGCTGATGACACGCTAACCTTACGGCAGGGGGCTGTGGCATCGTGGCATTTACCTGGTCGGAATTTCATGCCAACAGTGGCGGATGCGATTGGGATTCCAATCGATGTGCCGTATCGGGAATTGAGTGCGGCGGACAAACAGCGCGTTTTACATGGTGCCAAGCAAACCGTTGCCGTGAATATTCCCAGTAGCAAAGGCAAAATTTTTCACATGGATAATGCTGTTTATGAAAATGCCTTTGCAGCGGTTGAAGATAGTCTAGCGACAACTAAAAATGAACGAACAATAGCGAAGCTTAACAAATTTTATACGTTTGACACTTGTCCGACCTGTCACGGCACACGTCTCAATCCGGAACGATTAAAACAGCAGCTCAATGGGCGTAATCTGGCAGAAGTGTGTGACTTGCCAATTAACCAGTTACGTACTTTTGCCAACACGGTGGTGGCGTGGTTACCTCCTACCATGCAATCGATGGGGACGGAGTTGATTGACGAGTTGCTAGCTAGTCTACAGCCCCTCGTTGATTTGGGATTAGATTACTTGACGTTAAGTCGACCAGGAGCCACGTTGTCAACGGGTGAACTTCAGCGTATTCAACTGGGCAGAACGTTGCGAAGCGCAACGACAGGAGTTCTGTACGTACTAGATGAACCGTCTGTCGGATTGCATCCGGCTAACGTAACAGGGCTCATTAAGGCCTTCCATGAGTTGGTTGCTCAGGGAAACTCAGTGGTGGTCGTGGATCATGACACTCGGATCATTAGTGCGGCAGATCATGTCATTGAAATTGGTCCCCAAGCAGGTAAGTTGGGCGGTACAGTTGTGGATCAAGGAACGGTTGCTGAGATCAAAAACAGTGCACAATCGTTAATTGCACCATTTTTAACGGGTCGAGCACAGTTACGGGAACGCCCTACGCTGAGTTCAACTGACTTGTGGGCCAAGGGGCGGCTGGCTATTGAGGTAGCGGACCGATTTAATATCAACGATGTGTCAGTGGCCTTTCCTAAGAACCGGTTAACCACGGTGACGGGGATGAGTGGTGCTGGAAAAACAACGTTAGTCCTAGACAGTTTGATTCCAGCAATTGAGGCTGAGGTTGCGCATCACCCGTTGCCAACCCATGTTCGCCAGCTTGAACGGGGGAAGATTCGTCATATCGTGACGGTTGACTCAGTTCCCGTGGGTAAGAATGTGCGCTCAACGGTAGCAACCTATACGGATATGCTAGATCATTTACGCAAATTATTTGCGGCAACGCCGGCGGCCCAAGCACATGGATATACGAATAGCCGGTTTTCATACAATGTTAAAGCAGGGGCCTGTCCACTGTGTAATGGAACCGGTCAAATCTCATTAGATGTGCAGTACTTACCGGATATTACCGAAGTTTGTCCGCAATGCCAAGGGCAGCGGTACAATCGTGAGACCCTAGCGGTGAAGTGGCAAGGATATAGTATTGCCGATATTTTAGCCTTGTCCGTGGATGAAGCCTTGCCAATTTTTGTGGCAGAAAAGGCGATCAGCCAGACCTTGCAGGCGCTCCACGATATGGGGCTGGGCTATCTATTATTAGGGGAAAGCACCCCCGCTTTATCGGGAGGCGAAGCCCAGCGATTAAAACTGGTGTCGCGAATTGGTAAACGACAAAACGGCACTTTGTTTATTTTTGATGAGCCGACGGTGGGTCTACATCCCTTAGATATCCAACAACTGGTGAAGGTCTTCGATCAACTCATTTCACAGGGAGCCACCGTGATTGCCATTGAACACGATCTTGACTTGATTGCCAATGCTGATTATGTGATTGATATGGGGCCCGGTGGCGGAATTAATGGCGGCCAGGTAGTGGCTGTGGGAACGCCTAGCCAAATTAGTGCGAATCCAGCTAGTGTTACGGGACGCTATTTAAAAGAAGAATTACATCTGTTTGCGCAGCATGTATAGGAGATTTAGGTAACTAATAGTATAAATGAGAGGGAATGCTTGGTGTAAACCATTGAGAGCATTCCCTTTTTGATTGCAGGTAAAGGTAATGCTGATAAACCGGAGATTATTGAGGAAGGTATTCTCAGACTTGAAGTTCGCTGCAAATGAGATAGTATATAATGCAAGTGGGGGGATGCGTGTGAGTTATAGTAGACCATTTTATCGTGTGGTCGCGTTTGTTCTTGGTCTGATGTTGTTAGTGATCCCTTTGACAGCACAATATTCTAATTTCGCAATCCCCGCTATTATCTTGGGGCTAGTATATGTATATTATATGTGGGTGGTTTCGTTGTTGCATAAGCGAGCCAGGGTATTTATTAGACTCTTTATCCATTTGATCTATACCACAATTGCGGTTAGAACGATGTACGTTGCTTGTGATCATATTTTTATGATGCATAATCTCATTAGCTGGATTGACATGCTATTTGCATTGGTTGCTTTTGGTATTTTTGGGATTAAGACGGTTATAATTTTTGTCAATAATTATGATGATATTATCAGTCTGCTGCATTAGACTAGCTGTTAAAAAATGAATTACTTCTTAAGGATGAACGAAATTGATTGGAGTCAGTTTCGCTCATTTTTTTACATAAAAATTTGCTTGAGTCTGCTTAATTGTCAAAATACCGAAAATGTTCGTTATTTTAACGATTTTTAGTTGTATAATGGTGTTAATTATAGGGGGGTGCTGATATGGGTAAAGAAGCAAATGAACTAGCAAAATCGGTTGTAAGTGCGGTCTTGAGTGAGCTACGTCGGTACAAAAAGAAAGATCCCAATAAGGCATTTATGTTATTAGACTTAGCGGGAAACATGGTTACAGAGATTAGAAGTTGTGGGCCGTTAATTGCGTGTGAGTTGTTAAAAAACGATGGAGTAGAGTATGTGAAATTATATAGTCCTAGTACCGTTACTTTTGAGATTCGAGAAGTAAAGAACAATTAGTCTGACTTATATTGAGATGTAATACCAATACGATCTACCAGACTAATGCTAATTTTAGATGGGTGTTTTATTAGCTCCGCTTACTTTAAGCGGGGCTTTTTGGCGTCTTTCTCACATTTAAATAAGTTAGTGGAGATTCATGGCTAGATATTGATTTTAAAATAAAAAAATTCTAGTGACTATAGATAGCATCTGGTTAAAATTTAGCGAGAAATGCGTTTAACAACAAACATAAGCAAAATAGTTCAAAATCCAGTCACGGTAATATTTGACGGCTGGATTAAGTGAATTTTGCGACAACCTAATTTAAATGAACTAAGTAATTTTTATTGTAATTTAAAGAGGTAATCGCTATAATGACGTGGTAATAATAAACACTGTATATATATTGCACTAGAATGCAGTAAATACTTATACAATTATCATTATTACACAAGTTTAAAGGGGGAAAACGAAATGAAAATAAAGGCGGGAAGAATGGTTGCGGCTATTCTATTTTCGACAGTGGTTTTATTTCCAGCCAAAGGTAATGCCAGTGACAAAACAAATCAGGGAGCCAGTACCAATAGCTCAGTCAAGTATACAGCCAAAGCAACCGGGACAACGTCTGATGAGGTTGACGATTGGATGCCTGACGAACACTTACAGCAAGCTGTGGCAAGCTCGCTTAACATTTCCGTTGAGGATTTAACACCATATAAAATGGCTGATTTAACCAATCTAAATATTGACCACGGAACAATTACTGATTTTAAGGGAATTAGTCAGGCGACTAATTTAGTTAGCCTGGACATTAGTAATACAGACTTATCGCAAACACAGAACCTGACGGAACTGGGAAAATTAACTAAGCCTCGATTTAAAATTGAAGTGCAACACCTGCTCTACTAGACCAGTTCTTTATTCAGACTAGTCAAAAAGGCCATGAAGACCTATTCTTAATTCACCACAAACAAGAAAGAGGTATCTTCATGACCCGAATTAAGAATATCATATCTAATCAGTATCACCAACTCAATTTAGCTGAACGTGGTCGAATTGAAGCCCTAAGGGGCTTAGATTGGTCCATCCGCCGGATTGCCAAGGCTCTTCATCGTAATCCCAGTACGATTTCGCGTGAATTAAGACGGGGGACAACAACACAGATTAACGCTAATACTCGTATCTTCGAACAGTCATATCTGGCGGAAACTGGCGAAGCAGTTTATCGTAAGCACCGGCTAAACAGCTGTTATCGTGGACTCTTTGATCACTGTCAAACCTTCTGTAATGCTTTGGTTACAGCTTTAAAAGCTCGCCCCAGAATGCATAGTGTGGATACTTTTGTTCACCAATTCAAGACTAATTACCCAGGAGTTGTCTGTCCCTCAACACCGACGGTGTATCGATACATTGATGACCAGCGTTTAGCTATCCGTAATTCAGACCTACCAGCTAAACTCCGTCGCCGAGTCAAACGTCCCGGAACAAAGCATCACCGAATCAATAAGAAGAATCTGGGCCATTCAATCGAAGAGCGTCCCACTGTGGTTCAAGCACGTCAAGAGCTTGGACACTGGGAAGGTGACTTGGTCAAAGGTAAACGAGTTGAATCTGAGCCAGCATTAATGACTTTGACTGAACGTGTTAGTCGTTTAGAAATCATCGTTAAACTTCCCAATTATCATGCCGACACTTGCTTGAAAGCCCTCCAGAACACCTTATATGACTATGGAACTGAGTACTTTAAAACCATTACTTTTGATAACGGTGCCGAGTTCTCAAGCTTGAGCCAAGTGGCGGGAACGGACATCTACTTTGCCCATCCTTATTCACCATGGGAACGCGGAACCAATGAGAACACTAACGGCCTTTTGCGCGAGTTCTTCCCGAAGGGTAGATCCTTGGTTTTGGCCTCACTCATTGATATTCAGCTGGCTCAGGATACCTTAAACAACCGGCTGCGGCGGTCATTAAACTATCGTTGCCCAGCCGATCTAATGCCTGAACTAGCTTAGCAACTAGACCACTTCTAAGAATAGATTCTTAGTGTTGCACTTGATTTGACAATTGAGGAAAATTAACTAAGCTAACGTCTGCTAGCTTAGTTAATGATAATATCAGTGATGTTTCGTTTGCAAAGGATAATCAACTGGATTCTTTAACGACTTTAAATATGTCGGGCAATGAATTTACAACACTAGACAGTTTGGCAGATGTCCAGTTACCGGCATTAAAAACGGCTGATTTTTCAAATAATAAGATAAGCGATGTGCAGGGTTTAATGAAGGCAGATTTTCCTAACTTAGAGGAGATCGATGCATCTCACAATGAATTAACCAATTTAAATAGTCTTAAAGGAATTCACTTTGACAATCTAACGACGCTAAATGTTTCTAATAACCATATTAATGATATATCGATCATCAGAGATGTTGATGTTCCTAAGCTAAGCACCTTAGTTGCGGCAAACAACGACATATCAGATATTTCTCCCATTGCTGAATCAAAGCTTACGGAGCTATCTTATCTAGATGCTAGCTATAATAAGATTAGTAATGTCGATGCTTTTGCGAAGTCTTCCTTTACAAAGTTAGAAACTTTGAAAGTTGATCACAATCAAATTAGCAATATAAATGTTATGAAGGGACTCAAGGATCGTTATCCCAATTTACATGTATACAATGTGGCTAATAATAATATTAATGATATTTCATTTATGGCGGGTTATGAGCTTTCATCTAATACAGATGCTACTGGTCAGAAATATACTAGTACAATTACGTTAGAGAAACCCACTCAGATTGGAAGTCGCACGTATAAGATTTTAGTCCCAATAACTTCATTGAATTATGAATATCAGAATGGTTATTATGTGGGATCGCCTGATCCACAAGCAGACTCTCTTGCAGTTAAGGCAACGGCACCAACTAATGGGACCCTAGCTTATGAAAAATTCTCTGGGGAAAGTCTACCATTGGATGGAAATTCAAATGATGGCATCAAATATTTCACGTTAAACGTAACGTCAGCTACCAGCCTACCCGATGAACTTGACTATCAATGGAATGGTGCGCAAGGTCAGTTTAGCGGTTCAGGGGTCATCAAAATTAATTGGACAACACCCGGACAGCAAGGGGGAGGAACTAGTAACCCAGATGTCACTGAGCTAACACGTTATGGCTCTGTGGAAAAGGGATCGATCATTCAGGCAACTAAGCATATCTATACGTATCAAAAAATGATGTTTAACCCTAAACAAAGAGTGACGTCTTACGCGAATAAGGCACGTGTTAATCGACCGATGTTTAAAGTCCTAAAAATCGAAAAGAATTCAAATGGCCGAGTTCGCTTCTTTGTTAAAGACATTACGCACACCAAGACTGATGGACAAACCGGTTATGTTACAGCTAACACACAATACGTTTTACCAGCTTACTACCAAAGCGTTCCTCAACAAATAACGGTTTTGGCACCAACAGGTGTTAATGCTTATCAAGCAAAGAATTTGTCGGGAAAGGTCAAGCATTATCGTCAAGGTGAAGTGTTACAGGTTAAGGGGATTGTGGACTATCAGAAAACAACAAGATTTGAGCTGAGTGATGGTTCATATGTAACTGCAAATCGTAATTTGGTGAAGTTTGGTAAGCAACCCTTTGCTGAAACAATCAGATTGAAACAAAAAGTAAAGGTTTATCGTGATGCGAACCTAACTAAGCTAACTAGCAAAAAGGCCGTAATTAAAAAGGGAACGAAGCTGACGATTCAACGGTTAGTTTATTCCAACGCGGATGATGTCAGCAAAAAAGGAACTAAGCGTTATTTAGTTAATGGCGGCTATATAACGGGTAATCGTTACTTCCGCCAGGTGTTAACCATGAAATAAGTCGTATATTAAGGCCAGTCCACACAGATCGACAGACGCTGTGGACTGGCCTTTTAAGGCAACAAATTATGCGAAATGTGTAACTCTCAATAACTATATTAGTCAGTCTCAAATAGCCTTTGGAAAACCAATGAAAGTTAAAATACCGTCCAAAATCGTTTAAGCTGCTACAGTATTGTGTTAAAATGTTTTTATAGTATTAAGTATTATAAGTGCTAATGTAAATAGCATATATATATCAATGCTGTTATAAAACAGACCAACTGGTAGACTATTAAAGCCATTAATAAATGATTGAAGTTAGGTTCAATCATTTTTAAGAAGACACAATAATTTTTAGGAGGGAGACCAATTTGAAGCTATCGACATCGCGACTGGTAATTTTATTACTAAGTTGCCTGATTTTCGGTTTTGGCATTATGAAGGGGCAGACGGCAGAAGCTAGTATTACGGCATCTGGTAGTACGTACACGGTAACTTCGGGAGATGATTTGTTTAACTTGTTGACGAATAACAAGAATTACTGGTCATCCCAAAATATTCCACCGACGGATCTGACAATCAAGGTGGCTAATACCATTACGTTACCGGGGTATGATGTGAGTTTATATAGTGGGCTGACCAATGTTAAGGTTGATTTTCAACAACACCAGTTCTATGCAGGAAGTTACGTGGCATCGCGGGTCCTAATTCCAAGAACGAGTTCGGCTCAATTAACCGTGGCCAACGTCAACAACACGAGTAATGCCACTACTAACCAGGTTACTGGAGCGCCAAACTCAGCTGGAACGGGGACAACGACAGCTTATCTCAGTACCTACTATGGTATGTTGTTTTCGTCAGATTTTGGGCTGTCGGCTGGCACTACCTCCTGTGCGGCACAAGTCACGTACGATAATGTTGTATATAATATGCCCAATAATTTGGTCTACAATCAACCATTGTGCACCTACTTTGTACCGATTAATTTCACTGGAAAAAATAAAATTGTCACTGCCGTCTCAGGGCAACAAGTTGGTGAAATCGCAAATTTAAAGGTCAGTTCGGGAACCACTGAAATCATTGGTGGCGATGGAAGCAGTGGCTTAGCTGGTGGGATGTTTTATCCCTACTATAATAACTTGAATCAAGCTGACTTCCCGATTGATGTGGCGAAGGGAGCAACCTTGACGTTAACCAATAAGGATGCCAGGGCCCCCATGTTTGCATTTATTGGTATAGCCAATTCAGTAACAATTAATAATCAAGGAACCTTGAATCTAAACGCGACGAGTGCACAGACAACGTTATTTGGTTCGGGAACGAAAGGGGTAACCTTAAATGCTTCCGCACAGGCCAATACTAATATTAGTACAGCCGGCGCAGCATTTAGTAATGACATGGGGACAACTAAGTTCATTGGTAATTTTGCCGACCAATCGCGTACAGTGCTTTCGTCCGCGACCTCTGTTTTTAAAAATTCGAGTGCTTGGAAAAACAATAGTTCCTTGAATGTTACGGCTGGTGCTAAGATTGCGGCTTACAGCGGTGGTACCCAAACAGGTGGGTTAACCGACTCCAGTAGCCATTATATTCCAGTGACGTTTAATGGGGGGAGCATGGCTCAAGGCTTTTTAAAGCCAAGTGCTCCCAGTACGACGGATGATTATACCGGACTAGAACCGGCCGACTCGAAGTTTAATGCGGCTGGTAGTACCGTAAACTCTAATGACTTAACCAATGCCAATAATAAGGGGTTGCTTATTTCAGCGGAACTATTGGGGACTGACCTTGGTGCAGTCGATCAGTACAAGTGGGATTACAATATTGCGGACCTAAGTGAGCAGCCTACGTTACTACCGCGAACGACCGGAAATGATCTTTATTTTAGAGTGATTGATACACGGTCCACGACGCCGTCTTTTTCGGTGATGGCAAGTTATACGCCAGCCGAAACGCAGCCGTTTACCATGTGGTTTAAAAATGATCAGTCGGCAGTTCAGCTATCGCCAACCGATCAAACTGTGCTTAGTGCTGACCAGATGACGGCAGATAACGGGGTTTATACAAAAACTTTTGATGAGAACGCCGGCTTGCTGATTAAGGCTAGCATCGCTGCGCGGGCCGGATCGTATACGGGAAAAGTAGTTTGGACCCTGGTAGATGGTGTTCACTAG